CACCGGTCAGTTAGACACCGGAAATGGTTAGTTATAACCAGGGGGGTAGGTAGGTGCAGTCCGTGAGGACCACATCAACCCTTTGTATCCGACCGCACTTGCGCAGCTCCTGCTCGGAGCTAATCAAGGGGTCGGCGATGCTGATTACATTCGTGTAGGTCGGCTCCCATGAGGAGTAACTCGCACGCTTCGTCAGCATCGGAGAAGATGAAGCCGTCGATCGTTCGTATAGGAACTGCTGAAGAGCAGTCTCTTGATTGATCGGCGACAACACCATCTGTTTATACATAAGCCTTCGCGTTTTGTAACGTCGAATGCCCCCCCGTCGTTCTCTATATGGCCACACGTGCGAAGCTTCTTCGAAGCTCGCGTGTATACAATCGTCACCAAAATCTAAAGGGCCGTGAAGCTCTTCGTTTCTTGGTATTAACTGCAAGGAGTCCAACCAGGCTTGATGAAACCTAATTGAACAATAGTGGCCATCGCTCTCCCACAAGGATATGCGTCTGATTACGTTCACAAATTTGACCAGATCATGTACACTGCGTAGATCACGCAGATAATGAGGTCTAACGTCTCGTCCGTGAAAATAATCATGACCGCAGCTTTCCTTAAAAGAGCCTGTTAAGAACGTTTTGTTGACGTTTATCACAAATCCACACTGCTGTAAGGCAGTAGAGCATGTTTGACCGAACTGCTCCGTGCAGATCACATCGTCGCCGTAGGTAGACACGCAGTCGCGTGGCACACCCGCAGCAAGACAGATCGCATAGAACAGCAAAGTCTCGAGCTCAAATGTGAATCCGTTACCCATTGCCGAAAACTTCTGGTATTCCGTACGCTCACCTGTTAAAGGGTGTGCGAAATGGCCAACACGGAACGTGTCAGCCAAGTAGAACCAGTCGTCAGGTAGCAACAAGCGAACTAACATCCAGCTGACGGTGTCACTCGCCATGGATAGATCTATGGTAGAGATGTCGTTCGACGCGATTCTGCATAATTCACCATGAACATCTTGTAGATGTTCGATAGGAACTCCGCGATACCGGTCTAACTTATCTCGCATAGCCCTGCCTAAGGCCGTTTGGTAGAACCCGTTTAATGAAACGGTGATGCCAATCGTTCTGTCGGTCAGGGAGTTCTTGTCAACGGTGGTTATTGCTTCACAATCGTTGATCGTCGCCGTGCTCACATCCCAGAAGGGCGTGCGCACAGGTCCAACAAACGTTGCAAGCAACGCGTGGAGACGCGTTGTGCAGCTAACCTTGTCATATTTTTCGTACCGCATATGCTTGGATCGGACGAGATCGTTCGACCCAGGTCCGAAGCGCCCCACGAGGGTGTCTAACGGCGGACACTTTCCTAAGATGCGTTTCACGATACGCTGTGCTCGTTCGAGCAGTAGAAGCGTATCAACGTCATCAGCGGAAGGGGTGTACCACACGCGTGACAAGTACTCATTGACAGTTGCACATTTCTCCTCAGCGGCCATAAATTTCTCTATAGCCACTTGTTTCTTATCAATGGAAGTAGGCAGTGCGTTGTTCTTGTTGAACAATGCACAAACCTGAGCATCCCAGAAATAAGTGGAGGGGTCCGTATACGCGCTCGGATCCACTTTTAACCCGGCCAGATCGTTAAACTGCTCGTTCTTGAGCAGCCGCGATGCATGGCGAGCCATAGGGGTCCCTATCGCACGAAGGATTGGGCGCAGAGCCGCTTTTAGGCGACCGCTGTGCGTCATCTGATGATGACGTGCGGGTTTCCGCTTCCTTTGTGTTGTCATTACAATCATCCTTAAATAACGGGGCGATGACCATTATCGCGTAGAGCGAACAGGTCATCAGGAAGGTCAGATGTTCCAAAGGCTCAGGCTCACGCCACGGCCAGAATAGGAAGCATCTGGGTCAACGCTCGGGCAATATCCGTATCTTCATAGGCCGCCTCAGAAGTTGCTGCAATCGCAGCGCTCTCTGCTTCGGTCATGGAGACGGGGATCGTGCGCTCGCGCGAGTCGTAGGCTTTCGCCACGACTTGACCTTCCGTGTTCAGGATCGGTGTGACCACCTGAACTTGTGCAATGTACGAACGACGTTTGGTCGTTGGGGGCTTCACTGAGACAATGATAATCTGGCGCTGATCGAAAGGGACTCCAGTTTCCTGGAACACCGTACGGCCTGCGTCGGATTCAGTCATAGCATAGCTCTTGGCACCAATTGTTTTCGACATAATTTACTACTTTCTACCGTTAGGTACTACTTTTTGACTGCATATCGATCAGCCTTAACGAAAAGCAGCTTCATCAATGCGAATGCATCAGCGTAACGCTTCAAGTTAAGGACCGGATTAAAGTACAGTCGGGGTTGTGGAAGGCTATGGATTGCCTTCCGGAAGTATGATTGAGTAAACCCGTTTACGGGTCCGTGCTCGATCACGATGGTATCGCTCTTAATCGTCAGTTTGTCGCCTTTCAGTTGTGCGTCTACTTTCGTAGAGATCGTGCCTTTAACATCGGTGACACCTCGCGGGAGTAAACCCGTAAGATAGTCTCCAACATCAATAAACCAATCAAACACAAAGGAAAGAGGTACTAACTCCCACGCAATTAGCGCCGGGTTGTCAAGACCCAGGGAAGAAGCGAAATCGGGAGTAACCTTGGCTGCAATCGACACACGTGAAGTGATACTGCCGGTCTGGATGACCGTGTTCTCACCTTCGTAGTAATTGCCGTTTATGGTCTCCCTGGAAGTTGCTTTGACTTTCACGTACTGCGGCTCGCTCAGACCTTCATCGAAGGTCTTCATGACGTCGCAGAGTGCATAGTAAAGTGGCATAACCCCATATCTGTATGACAACCAGATAGTAGCGATCAAATTCGTTAGGTTGTTAATCCGTTTCAAATTCGACCGGGTTGGGGGTAACTTCCGTAGCTTCGCTCTCATCTTGTCAGCACGTTCAGCCCGTTTTGCGGCCTGAACATAACCATCAAGACAATCTTGAGCGCCTGTTTTAACAAATGCGATCGTCTCTGGCAGTTCTCCTAGGAAAACACCAAGATCAAATTGCACGTTTCGCAGCTTAGCTAACGCCGAGTTGATGGCAGCGCCTTCTGACGAACCCAGTTTGTCGTCTGGATCCGCTATGCAGAACATAGAGTAAGGCCCAAGGGCCGGACCTCTAGGTGGCACGAGCTCGTTCTCACCGTATGT